ATGAACACCGCCGCCGCCCTCCTCATCCTTCTCTCCTACACCGTTGTCGACGGCGACACTCTGCGCGCTAATGGGGTCGGCATCCGCCTGTGGGGGATCGATGCGCCGGAGCGGAAAGAGGACGGAGGGCCGGAGGCGATGGCGGCGATGGAGCGGCTGACCGCCGGGGCCGAGCTGCAGTGCGAGGTCAAGGACGTTGACCCATACCGCCGCATCGTGGCGCGGTGCGACCTGCCGGACGGGCGGGATCTGGCCTGTGCGCTGGTGGCCGGAGGCTGGGCGCGGGACTGGCCGAAGTATTCCGGCGGCGAGTATGCGGATTGCAGGGCCAAACAGTGAAGGCCAGAGACTACCCCTTCCCCACCGTCGAAATCGCCTGCGACCACTGCGGGCGCTTTGGCCGCTATCGGAAGGAACGGTTTGTCGAGATCGTCGGGGCCGATACGGATCTGCCACAGGCGCTGACGATCATCGCCGCCGGCTGCCCGGAAGACAGGCCATCGCCGGACAACCTGCACGGCAACTGCAAGCCCCACTATGCCCAGAGCCTGTGGGGCGCAGCGAAACAGTCCGACAGGCGATAGCCGGCAGAGAAGGAATCGCCTAGGCTCTGCGCAGCGCGGCCGTAGCTCAGTGGTAGAGCAGGAGACTTCCACTCTCTGTGCGCCAGTTCGATTCTGGTCGGCCGCTCCAGATCACCGCGCAGCCCCCGACTTCTATGCAAAAAATGCATGAAAGTGGATCACCAGCCACAAACAAAAACGCCCGCCCTGCGGCAACAGGACGGGCGAGAGAGCGGCACAGCGCGATATCGGAATACCGATATCGGACTGCGTGAAACTGCCTTTCGGCCAGAGCCTCCTTTGGTTGCGCGCCTGAACCCCGGCGCCGGGATCTGGTCGGCGACGTGGCGCGCCTAATGCGGCCCGGGCTTGCGGCCGGACAGCGCCTCGACCTTGTCGGCGCAGTCCAGCAGCGCCTTGCGGTCGCGGGTCCACAGCAGCTCCACCCGTTGATCGGACAGCCATCCTGACGGGATCGCCACCGGCGCGTCGCAGGGATCGGCCGACTTAACGAATGGCGTTGAGCCGGCGCACCCGGTCAGGGCCAAGGCACCGATCGACAACAACAGGATCCGCATAGGCGGCCTCCTCCAGCTTGCGCGCCAGCGTGTCGCGTTCGACGGCGATCTTGCGGCGCTGTTCCTCCAGGTCCTGCCCGGCCTCGATCTGCGCCAGCAGGCGCGCCTGCGCGGCCCCCTCCGCGGCGGCGTAGCCGGTGCGGTACATCCACACCCCGAAGGCGGCCAGAGCGGCGCATAGAGCCAGCACCAGCGCCCCCCACAGCCAAGCGCGGAAGCGGTCTAGGATCGCCCTCACGCCACCCCCACCAGGCAATACGCCTCTTCCTCGCCGCGCCTGTTGACCAGCCCGAGGATCACCCGCCCCCCGGCCTTGTTCCACCAGGTCAGAGCGTAACAGGCCCCGGAGATGTGGCCGGCGTTGAGCCGCCGTGTGGCGGTACTGCGACCAGCGGCAGAGATCCCGACGTTGACCGCGAAACTTGCCCAGGCCGCACCACGCTTTGGCGTGATCCGGTGGCGCAAGGTGTCCTCGGTCATGTATCGGGTGACGCCGCGCCAGTATTCCAGCGCCTCGGCGCGCAGCAGGTCCGCGCATTCTTCGGCCGTCTTACGCATGCCAGGAATGACCCCGCGCGTCGTGCCGGAACAGATCGTCCAGACGCCGACAATATCGCGGTAGGCGGTCAGGACGACGCCCTCCCACCGCTGGATCAGCGGAACCGCCTCTGCCATGATCGCCGCCTCGGTCACCGTCGTTCCGGAGACCAGCGGCGTGGCGCGGGCCGTCTCGCCGCGCGCCACGGTGGCGACGGTGAAGGACGCCAGCACCACCAGCGCACAGATCGCGGCAATGCGCAGCCACGATCGCCATGCCCCCGCCGGCTGCTGCAACAGGCGCCCGGCCAGCCCGGCCACGACAAAGCCAACGACCAGCGACAGGCGCAGCACCGGGTTCATGTCGATGCCGGTTTTCGCATAGACCAGCTCAGGCACCAGCAGCACCAGCAGCCCCGCCACCGGGAACCAGAAGGAATACCCCAGAAGGGCGACGCGCCATGCGTCGGGGATCGGTTTCGGAAACATGTGCATTCTCCCACAGAAAAGCCCGCGCACCGGCGCGGGCGGCCAGGACGGGCGATCAGTTCCGCCCGCTCGCGCCCTTGAGGTAGGACACGTCGTTTTGCAGCTGCCCGATCGCCGCGTGGGTCTCGCCGTGCAGCTCGGTGTGCTTGCTGTCCAGCGCGTCGATCCGGCTGTGCAGGCTGGACTCCGCCGTTTCGCGATCCGGCTTGTTGCGGCGCGCGCCGGCCCGGAACAGGCGCAGCCCGCCGAACAGACCGGACAGCATCACCCCGGCGGCGAGCAGTCCCTGGATCACCCATTCAGGTAGAAAATCTTGCGGCGTCATGGTCCATCCCTGCCCGGTACACCCCCCGAAGATCCGCCAGCGCGAAGATCAGGTAGAAGGCGAAGTTCATATCCGGCGCCGACACCAGCCCGGCGCACCACGCCCAGGCCGAGGCCAGCGCCAGTCCCGAAAAAACCATCATGCCGATGACCGCGCCGATGCCGCGCAGGAGCGGCGTCCGGTGCCACGCGCCGTTGACGTACAGCGCCACCATGCGCGCCCCGCCGATGGCGCCCAGCCCATACCCGATGGTCACCTCGCGCAGGCCGAAATCGCGCAGCGCCCACCATTCCGAAAACATCATGGTGTCTCCGGGAAGGGCCAGCACCGCACCGATGGCGAGCATGGCCAGCGCCGCCAGCCATTCGCCGAACCGCCCCTCGCGGTCGATCGTGTCAAGGATGCCCATCTGTGCGCTCCGAACCAGCGGCATCAGTTCACCGGGTAGCGGAACACCGCCACCTGCACCGAGGTGTCGACGTTGGTCGAAACCTCCGGCTGCGTCTCGATCGCGGCAACGAAGATGTCGTCGCCGGCAAAGGCCTTCTTCAGCACCGTGTACCCGGCGAAGCGGGGCCGCGCCATCAGCCTGTAGACATCGCCGAAGGTCATCGCGGCATCGTTGGCCGACATGATCACGTGCCCCTGCCGGGTGCCATAGGTCGCCTTTGCGGCGACGAGGCGCCCCCACACCCCGAGGTCACCGGCAATATCGTCCTGCACGAACCCGTTGTTCACGTCGGCGCTGTCGGTATAGCCCGAGATCGCGGTCGCCACCGTGTCGAAGGTATTGCCGTAGTCCCCGGACACCGAGAACTTGACGGTGCCGGAGGAGGCGTTGCGGAACAGCATGACCATCGTCTTGTCGTCCGGCAGAACCGCCAGCGCAGGTTCGGTCACATGCCCGCCGGACGGCTGAATATAGGGCACCGGCGTGGTGGAATAGGCCCAGGTCTCGCCGGAGCCGTCCCCGCCCGTCTTGAAGTCGTCGCACCAGAAGGCATAGTTGTTCTGGTTGTTGGCGTTCAGCGTCATGTAGACGCGGCCCTCCTGCGCGCCTTCGGTCAGCTGGAACGACGTGCCGTTCTCGCCGGTGGCAACGAACCCGTTCGACAGCCCGAAGGCAGAGATATCGAGGATCTTGACCGGCGCCGACCACGACCCGTCCGCCCCGTTTTCGTCGCTGATCATCACGTAGAGGTTGCGCGCGTCGTCGGTGCGGGTTCCGCTGACGCTGTCCTGCTCCATCAGCACCAGCACCAGCCTACCGCGGTACGGCCCGTGCTTGATCTTGATCAGCGTGAACCCCTGCACGCCGCCCAGCCCTGACGACCATCCAGACGGCTCGTAGATGACGAAACTGTCGCCCAGCGGCGTCAGCGTTCCGGCCGCGCGGTCGAACTCATACCGCCGGCCGATCGCGCGCTTGGGCGATTCCGTGCCGTAGCCGGCGGTGAATTTCTCGCCGGTGACCGCGATGATCCCGCATTTGTCGCCGCGCTCGTACAGCACCTCGATCGCCGGGATGCGCGCCAGGTCGGCCACCGGATTGCTGCCGGCGCGGTAGAGGAACGCCGCGCCAAGGATATTGGTGTCCACGTTCTCGCCGTCCGCGTCCAGCATCCAGGTGCGCAGCGCATCGGCATCGTCCGACACCCCGCTGGGGATCACGGCCAGCCGGTTCAGCCAGATCGACTGGAACGGGTAGAGCCCGAAGTGGGTGAAGGTGATCGCGCCGGGCAGATGGTTCAGCCAGGGAACCGAGCCGTTGGCACAGATCGAATGGTCGTTCTCCGCCACCCGGTACTGCACCTGCAGCCGCCCCGCCGGTTCGAAATCACCCATCTCGATGATCCGGGAGGTGCCGTCGTTGGTATTGCTTTTCAGCAGAAAGCCGTCGTCGCCGGTGTCCTGCGAAATATCCACCGTCGCCCGGTCAGATCCCGCGCCGTAGAACCCGAGCGACCCGCCGCCGGTCGGCGAGCCGAGCGCGGTTTTCGGATACCAGATATCGAAATAGGCGGTCTGCGCCGCGGCGGAGGGAAACGTGCCGACGGGGATTTTCAGATCCTCCACCGACACCAGCAGATCGGCCGCGACAGATGGCGCCGGCGGCGGCACGTGGTAGGTGGCCGACACGTTGACCAGCGCCATCTCGAACACGTCGCCTGCGGTTCCGAACCGCCAGACAATGGTCGGATCGGCGGCCGCTCCGCGGAGGTAGGCCAGCCCGAAAGGCCCGCCCGCCAGGCCGACCATCGCGGTCACATCGGTGAAGGTGCTGCCGCCGTCCATCGACAGCTCCACCGTGCCGGAGCCCGTCTTGCGCCGGATCCAGCCGAACCCCATCTGCGCGGTGCCGGAGGAGGTGACCGCCTGCTGCACGGTGCCGTTGTCGACGGTCACCGTCACCGTGCTGCACGGCTCCCCGTGCGGCCCGGTGGCATCCAGCGCGACGGTACAGCCGCTCTTGACCCAGGCCGCATTGGTCAGGTCGTCGCTGTAGCGGCCGCGATAGGAGGTCTGGAAATCGAACCGCACGGCCCGGTGCCCGGGCGTCCAGTCGTAGGGCGCGCCGTAGACCTTCGCCGTGGTGGTTTTCAGGTAATCGACCGGCAGAAGCCCGGTATGCCCATGCGCCAGAGCGGCCTTCATCGTGCGCCCGACCGTCACCGTGGTGCCGCCGTCGGCGTCGCAGGGCCTGATCCAGATGCTGCCGGACGAGGCCGCCGCCTTGCGCGAGACAGAGATGCGATACCACCCGGCATAGTATGGCGCGCCATCGTTCTGCAGCGGCGAAATGCTGGCCGTCAGCCCGGCCTCCGTCGTGCCGACCTCGCCCGTCGACAGGTTGAACCAGGCGCGGTACACCGTGGCCCCGTCCTGCACCTGCAGGTAGCACCAGCTTGCGGTGCCGGCCTTCACCACGATGGAATCGGTGCGGTGGAAATCCTGCGCGAAGGTCAGGTTGCGTTTGACGTAGGGGCCGGTCCCGGTCGCCGTGATCAGGTTGGACTCGTAGCCCGCCGCCGGTCCCTCGTCGTCGGCCGCGACGGTGCATCCCGCCGCGGTCCAGCCGGACGCCGTCAGATCCTCCGACCAGAGGATGTCGTTGTGCGGCTGGTACTTCAGCGATCCGTCCTGCTGCAGGCACAGCTTCGGCGCTCCGAAGGTATCGGCGGGGATGAAATCGGTGATCGATCCGACGAAATCGTTGGCCGCATCGCCGGTATCCTTGACCACCACCGCCAGGCTTTCGAAATCGCTGGTCGCATCGACGAACAGGATGTCGTCGTAATCGTCGGCCAGGTTCGCGCCGGCCGCCGCCGCCTCGTCGCGCACGGCATCCAGCGCCGCGTGGATGGCCGATTTGTAGAGCTGCGCGGCGTTGGCAAGATTGTCGATCCCGAGATAGTCGCCGAGGTCGGCGACGCTGACCCGCTTGATCGCCTCGCCGTCCTCGCTGTCGATCAGCGGCAGGGCGTCTGCGTCTACCGGCGCAACCTTCGGATCGGCCGCCAGCAGCGCGGCGCGCAACAGGACATAGGCGCCATAGGGCAGCGTGCCGTTCGCGGACACGCAATCGCCCACATCCGCCGTCGCGGCCTCCGGCACGTCGAGATAGAAGGTCTCGACCGACCCGTTTGCGACCAGCGTCCCGAGGTAGCGGCCGTTGTAGAGATCAACGTCGATCGCGCCGGCGCCGCTGGTGGTGGTCTGGATCACCACCGGGGAATACAACCCGTCGCCGCCCTCCACGCCGGAGGGATAGGCCAGCGAAATATCGGCGTTGGTCACGGGGTTGCCTTGCCGGTCGTGCAGAATGCCGGTCACGGTGCAGAGCGTTGTCATCTGCAGGTCTCCTTATCGGAAGGGTCAGTGTCTGGAACGGCCGCAGGGGCCGGCGGCGTCAGCTGGCCGCCTCGCCGCCGGTGCCGTAGCCGATGGCGGACATCGTCATGTCGGAGGTGGTGGCGAAGCGGAACGCGGCGACCGACGCGCCGCCGCCCGCGATCGTGCCGGTGGCATGCCCCACCCCGTCGGCGCCGCCATAGGCCACGCGATAGTCTCCGGTCGCGAAATCGATCGTCAGCGTCGCGGTGTAGGCCCCGTTCGCCGGAAGCGTCGGCAGGTTCGTGGCCGCGCCATAGGTCACGCCGTCGTCGCTGAGCGCGATGGTCGGCGTCCGCGGCGTGCCCCCGGAGTTGTACAGGTGAAAGGTGATGTTCACGCCCTGGTATCCGCCAAGCCCGGTGAAGGCCAGCAGGCTGGAGGCGGTGGCAGAGCCTGACAACGTGTGCTGCGCCACTCGTGCAGCCCCGGACGCGCCCTCGGCAATCGCGATCGGGTTGTCGCGCAACTGACGAAGTTTTGAAACCGTCACCGGAGACAAGTGCGCCAGGTATGCGTCGAGTACAGCGGACAGAGAGAAAGAAGCCATTTGTCAGTCCTGTCAGAAAATCACATATGGGTCAGTGCCGTCCGGAAATGTTTCCTCGGCATCGTCGATCAGAAAGCACCCCCACCGCTTTTCCTCATCGGTGGCGCTGTCGTAATCCGGCGCCGCGTCCTCCATGATGAATCCGAAGCGACCCAGAAACCCGTGGCTTACGGCTGTGATCTTCACATCGTGCCCCGGGCTTGTTTCCTCCGTTGAGGTCACCAGCATTTCAGTCGGATCTGTGGCCCCGGTGGCATCCTGAATCAGCCACGTTGACAAGGTGATCAGGTCGGCAGGGCTGACATCTTCCCGGTCTTTGGCGTCCAGCTTGAATGTCACCTGCTTGGGAGGGTCCTCGTATCTGTTCGCAAGGCGATCAGCCAGTTCACTCGCCGCGTTGTTATCGCCATCTTTCAGCCAGCGTGTGAAAACCCTGACGATCCGATCCTGGCCGTTCTTGTTTGCAGAGCCGCCATCGTTCAATCCGACGGTGACCATGTCGTAGTTGCTGGCATCCTCGACGCCGCCGGTGGCATCCAGCATCCCGTGGTAGACCAGCACCTGGGTGACGCGCTGGTCGACCAGGTCGGTGCGGGCAGCACTTCCGGCCACCACATCGCCCGCCTCGGAAAATGCCTGCTGCGTCTCGCCATAGGCCAGCGGCCGGTTGGCCCGCATCCGCACCTTCTGCGCCACGTCGTCCCACCACCAGAACACGCCGTGCTGCGCCAGCTCCCCCAGCAGTTTCGCAACCCCGGTCGGCTTGGCGATGGTCGCAGTCACCGGGAAGCCGGACAGCCAGTCGCCCTCCGCGTCCCAGTCCGCCGTCGGCAGGAACGCCGGGTCGACACCGGCGAAATTCTCCAGCAGGTCGGCGGCGACATCGCCGATGAACTGATCCTCGACGCGGTAGCATTGCTGGAACAGGTCGCCCTCAGAATGGCTGGCGGCGGAGGAGCCGTCGATCGCCCGACCCGTCACCGTCACCACGTCGCCGGACCGGGTGAAGGTCACGATCTCCGACCCGATCGAGGCGCGCCCGGAGGCGGCGTATTCCGCGCCGATGCCGGCGGGCTCCAGCGTGATTTCCGGCAGCCCGGCCTCGGCGATGTCGGCCCCCAGCGTGCCCTTGGACACCGCCGGGCAGACCGCCTTGTCGTTCTCGGCCAGGTCCAGCACGTCCTTGGCGACGATACGCACGGCGCCGCCTGCGGTGTCCGGCCCCTCCCACTCCGCGATCACGTAGTGGCGGGTGCGCATCGCGGCCAGCGCCTGCCCCTCGTAGCCCTCCAGCACCCGCAGCGACCGGCCCAGGTAGTAGGGCCAGCGCGCCAGCAGGCGGCCAAAGAAGGTGCCCTGCCCGCGCGGGTCGTAGCCGGTGCCGGAAAACTGCGCCGCGCCCGAGATCCGCTCGGCCTGGTAGGGATCGAAGCCGGTGTCGCTGTCGATGAAATCGGCCAGCTCGACGGTGACCCGCGCCCGCTTGCCCAGGGGCCCGGTGCGGTCGTCGATCCCGCCCATGTTGATTTCCGATGGGTTTGTGCTGACCGATTTCAGCGCCGGGTAGATCAGCATGCCCCTGGGCAGGCCGGACTGCGCCCGGGCAAAGCGCAGCGTCTTTGTCCCGGCCGCCCAGTTCGCAATGTCCTGGCAGGTGCGAAAGGTGTTGAAACACTTGCGCGGCGCATCCGCCGACAGCGCCGCCGTGCAGGGGGCCGAGCCGTAGGCGTTCTCGCAGAAATCAACATCGATCTCGACGATCTGCACGGGATAGCGCGGGCCGGTCAATGACCACCCTCCGCCCTGCCTTCGTACTGGCGCATCAGGTCCAGAAGGTCAGGCGACGCCAATACGATCAGCGCGTCTTCTTCCGCGCCCAATGGGAGGAAAACGGTCAGCCGGTTGGAGGCTGTCAATTCATCAATGCAAGACTGAAAAGTTTCCTGGTCCGCCTCAGATAGACGGTCAAACAGATCCCCTATCGCCGCAATAACTGCGCTGGCTTCAGATGTGTCGATACTCAATTGCTGGATCATCATGTCATCGCCTCATCGTGGAACAGCCGCATCGGCAAGTCGAAACTCATCAGGTCGCGCGGGCCGGAGTTCACCGGCGCCAGCGCGCCGCCCCCCGCCTGCCGCTGGGCGTAGAACAGATCGCCGTACTTACCCGGCCGCCAGGCCCAGAAAAACGGCGTGCCGGCGTTGAACGCCTGCTGGAACGCCAGCCATGCTGCCGAGCGGATCTGCGACGGGGTCACGTGCGACAGGCTGGCGGTCACCTGCGACCCGGTGCGCATGGCCGAGTTGCCCAGGAAATGCCCGCCCTCCGAGATGTTGGACAGCAGCTCCACCCGGTTCGGCGTCAGCGGCGGCGCATATCCCTGGTACAGCCGCCGTTCGATCACGATCTCGCGCCCGGCCAGCGCCACGCCGATCACCGCATCGTCGGCCGCATCGCTGATCGCCAGCCGCCAGTCCGCCGCGGTGGAGACCGCGAACCGGAACCCGATCGCGCGGTTGTCTGCCGGGGTCACGGCAGGCGCCGCGCTGTCGGTCCAGCTGCTGCCGCCGTCGGTGGAATATTGCAGCGTGACCGTGGCGCCGATATCCGCCAGGTTGTGCGCCGCGAGGCCGACGAAGTTGACCGCGGCCCCGGCGGCCAGCGTCAGGTCGAGCGCGGCGGCGTCAGAGACATTCGGCGTCGCCGCCCAGAAATTATAGGTCGCCGGGTCCAGCGCGTTGGCCGCCGTCTCGACCTGCGTCCCGACGCCCGTCGCCGCGCTGGCGGCCAGCTGTTCCCAGACGATCAGCGGGTTGTGCTGCAGCTCGTGCGCCGCAAGGTCCGCGGCCCTGGCGGTGGAGATGGAAATGGTCATGACGCGAACACCATTTTCAGACCGCGGTCGCCGGCCTCCTTCTGCAGCTGTTCGAACAGCGAGGAAATGGTGGATCCGGAATACATCCCCTGCGGCTCGATCTGCGGCAGGTAGACGTTGAGCGGCGCGGCGGCGGACACGGCACCTGTCGCCCCGCCACCGCCGCCGGGACCGCCACCGCCGGTGCCGCGCGGGCTCGCGCTGGAGATCGAGGCGATCATCGCGCCGGTGCGCGCCAGCGAGGCGGCGGTGAAGGCTGCGGCCACCGGCGGGCCGCCAACCTGCATCCCCTTGGCCCACGCCGCCGTCGCTGCGGACCAGCCATCGACCACCGCCTGCGCCACGGCGGCAGCCTGGCCGATGCGGAACAGCTTGTCGTTCTCGGTCTGCATCAGCGTCGCCACATCGCCGAGCGCGCCGCCGATGGCGTAGAGCCGTTCGTCCATCGCGCGCCGGTTGATTTCGGAAAGCGCCTTTTGGTGCTCCTCCTCGATCCGCCGCTCCGCCTCGTTGTACAGCTCCTCCGTTCCGACGCGGGCCTCGCGGTACTCCGCCAGCTTTTCCAGCTGCTCCGACCGCCATTGCTCGACCATTTCGGCCTGCGTCATCAGCGATTGCTGGAACCGCTGGAAATCCTCCGCGATGTTGCGGCCGCCGCCGCCACCTGCAGGATCGCTGCCGAAGTCCACGGACGGCAGGCGCGGGCGCAGAGAGGACGAAGGCGCAAGCGGGCTTCCCGGCGACGCTGATCCGGAAGGAAAGACAACCTCTGGCAACATGGTCGGCGGCAACAGATCGTCCCCGGCGTTCAACCCTGTTCCTGTTGTCACCATTGGCGGCGTCGGTGACGCTGCCGTTCCGCGCAGAGACTGCAGCCATGCTGGCCACTTGCTTTCGTCATCTCCCCAGATCGCGTGCGCGGTCATCCCCTTTCCCTGCGCGAATTTTGAGGCCTGTTCGTAAAAGGTGCCGACGCTTTCGGCAGCCGATCCGATGGCACCAGCCATCTCTCCGACCTTTGTTGCGACGCCTCCGACGAATGTTCCGACAGCAATCAACGCCGGAATGAGTTCATCGGAAAAAACATCCACCAGCGCGGAAATCTCCTCCGCATTGTCCAGCACGGCCGCCGTGAACTTCCGGCTGATCGTCGCCGACAGGTCCGCCATCTTGCGGTCCAGCTCGGCGCCGCCGCGCACCATGTCGTTGCTCAGGATCCGGCCCGATCGCTCGGCCTCATCCCCCAGCCGCCGCATCTCGGAACCGCCGTCGCGCAGCAGCGGGATCAGCGCGGTTGCGTCGCTGGCGATCGCTTCCATGTAAAACGTCATCTGCTGCTGCGACACGCCAGCCTGTTCCAGCGAACTGACGTAGAGCTGCAGCGCCTCCGGCCCGGACAGACGGGCGAACTGATCCGCCGTCACCCCGACCTGCGGCGCGATGTTGTCAAAGAAGTCCTGCAGCGGACCGGCGCCGTTGGCGATGAAATCGCCGACCTTGTCGTTCACATCCTTGAAGATGTCGGCCAGCTTTTCCTGGCCGATCCCGACCTTGTCTGCGGCGGCGGCATATTTCTGGAACCGCTCGGCGCTCACCCCGGCCAGGCTGGACAGGTTCTCGATCTCCTTCGCCGTGGCGGCGGCGGACTGCGCGATCCTGTAGCCGCCTGCCACCGCCGCCACACCGACTGCCCCGACCGCGACACCGACCTTGGCAATATTCTTCGCCATCTGCGCGGCGCTCTTGTCGAACGAACCAAGCCGCCCCTGGGCGCGGCGCATGCCACGCTCGAAGTCAGAGGTATCCGCGCCGACGCTGACGGCGATGTCACCCACTATGTTGGCCATTGCGGTCCTGCTCCTTCTCGCGGCGCAGCCACGCTTTCAGATTGTCCCATCGGTCCTGGCTGAACCGGCTTGCCGGCATCCGTGCCTCGATCAGCCACCAGACCTGTCCCGGCGACAGCGACCAGAAATCGGCCGGGCCAACGATCTCCTTTCCGACCAGCAGATCGTGCAGCGCCCGGACTATGCCTTGCCCGGGTTCTTCTTCGCCCTTTTCGGCGCCGGCTTTTTTTTGGCGGCGCCACCCGTCAGCTTGGCTGAGACCGGCGGCGAGATGATCGCCAGCAGACCCAGGATCGCGCCCTGTACCTTGACCGCCACCGAGTTGTCGGAAGCGGCGAAATCCTCCTGGATCGAGGTGTAGATCTCCTCGTCCGTCACCTGCGCCCCGGCATAGCGCAGCGCGGCCCCGTAGGCGGCAGACAACCGTGCGTAGCCCGGTCCGCCCTGGCGGGTCAGCATGGCGACCGGCGGCTCGCCGCCCGGCCCCATCAGCGCGTCCTCGATCGCCGCGATCAGCGGCAGGGTGCGCTCCGGGGCCACGACGAACTGCTCACCCTTCCAGCTCAGGGTGACGGGCTCGAATTTCCCCGCCATGCTCAGACCGCCGCGGTGAAGGTCCAGGCGCCCTTCGACTTGAAGGTCACGTTGAACTTCTCGCCATCCTCGTCGGCTGCCGTTTCGGAATACGAGGTCATCACGAAATTGCCGGAGATAGTATCGCCGTTGCCGAAATCATAGGTCAGATCGGACAGGAACTTTCCGCTGACCGCACCGAGCGCGAGATCGCGCAGGACATTGTCCTCCTCGTACCCCTCGCCGGTGATCTCCAGCTGCAGGCCGGTCATCGTATCGTCGAGGTAATCGACCACGCCGGCGTCGCCCTTGTCGGTGATGTCGATCGGCTCACCGGCGACGCTGATGGTGTTTGTCAGCAGTCCGGCAATCGCCGTTCCGCCCTTCTTGATCAGGCAATCGCGCCCGGGATTCTTGGCCATCTCTCACTCCATTGATTGCGCGCCGGTCAGGCGCTTTCGATCAGGGCGCGGTACTCGCAGACCCCGTGAACCTTGCCATCAGCGTCGGGCCAGCAATCGCTGCTCTCCCGCGCGAGGACGAAATTCGAATGCCCGCTGACGGCCAGCGACTGGCGGTGCAGCGCGGTATAGAGCGCACCCTGGATCGTCTTGCACTCCAGGGTGCGGCCAGCCCGGCTGAAAGTGTGGATCCGGATCAGCACCGAAAACCCCGGCGTCGATTTCGTATCCATCCCGCTGGTGATCGCGCGGCCCATCACCACGTAGGGAAACGCGGCCGCGTCGCCGCCGTCGTCAGCCTGCGGCGCCACATCGTAAACGCCCGCGACGCCCAGACTGGCCGCCGCGAGGCGCGTGTAGAGCGCGGTCTGCAGCGCCGCCTCAACCACCGCGGCGCTTTGCGGCACGTTTCATGGCCGCCTCCCATTTCTTTCCGAACTGCGTCGACAGAACATCCGCCATCCGCAGCCGGAACCGCTCCACGGCACTGGCGAAAAAGGCATGCTCCACCCCGTCAGGCCCCTGCCCGTACTCCAGGAACCGCCAGTAGAACGCGCGCAGCCCCACGATCACGTCGGACCTGATCAGCCCGCGGCGCACCTTCCGCCGCTTGGCCTTGATGTTGGCGACCAGGTCGCCCTCGTCCTCCGGCGCATCCTTCTTGGCGTCGTCACGAATGGTTCCGGCAATGCCGTGGACCGTGGCGCGCATGATGTTGCTGGCCTCGCGCGGTGCCACCGTGCCCAGCAGCGCGTTGATGTCGTCGATGCCGCGCACCTCAACCTTCGTCTTCACGATCCCACCCCCCGCTCAGTCTCGATCCGCATGTACGGCTCCCGCGTCCCGATGTCAGGAAGGGACCGGATGTTGTAGGCGACGCCATCCCACAGGATGCGCATCGCCTCGGTAAGGTCGGCGCGCGTCCTGACCCGGAACGTCACAGACTGCCGCGCAGCCTGCCGCTCCTCCTCGAACCGCTCGCCGCCTCCGCCCGGCACGACCTGCGCCCAGACGGTCGGAACGCTGCCCAGGTCGGCCCACGTCTTCACCTTTCCGCCGGCGCCGTCAGGCGCGGTGGTAAAGGACTGGAACGTGATCCGTTGATCGAGGCGGCCGATGCGTGACATCTCACACCCAGAGAACGTACGGCACCAGCATTGCCCGGAAGGCAAGCGGCAGCTCGGTTGCGATGGCGCCCGTCACCACGGCCTCCGGGTTGTCATGCCAGAACGCCACGATCTTCAGGATCGCTTCCCTGATATCATCCGGAACATCGTCCGCCGCATCGCCGTACCCGACCACGGCATTGACCGCGACCGTGTCCACATCAGGCAGCACCGACGGCCATGTCACCAGGTGGGCCGGAACAATCCGGTTGGGAACCGACGCCATGTCCAGACGGTACTGATCCGCCGCCAGGGTCTGGCTGACATTCGCGGTATCCAGATAGGTGATACTTTCGATCGACTGCACCGGCCCGATCGGCAATGTGATCGCACGTCCCAGCCCGGACAGCCGCAACTGCACGGTCTGCGTGATCAGTCGGCGATGCAGGAACCGCTCAACATGTCGCCGGGATGCCTTGATCAGACGATCGAAGGCATCGTCAAACGCCGTCCCGTCGACCCTGCAATGCAGCTTTGCCTCCGCCACAGTCACCGGCTCAACAGCCGGCCCGGACCCTGGAACGTCGATCAGCGCCATGACCGATCAGACCAGCTCGGCAATGCTGCGCGCGACGAAATGATCCGCCGACGCCTGCGGCAGGATCTTCTTTTCACCGGCGGTGAATTTCGTGGCGCGCTCGGTTCCGCGCAATTCGTCCTGCACCTCGTGGTTACGCAGGAAAACGACCTCGGCGTGACCTTCCGGAACTTTCGCGGAAGTCTTTGCCGCCCCGCCGGGCTTCTGGGTTTTCTGGGTCATCTTGCTGTCCTCATCATGAAAATGTCGGCGCGCCATAAACCGGCGCGCCGGCAATGGTCCGTGGCGATCAGACGATCACCACCTCGTCGACGCTTGCGGCGTCACCGGCGCTCGCCTTGCCGATCCGCGCGTCGCTGCCGATCACCAGACCGCCGGCATCGCTCGCGGCGGTCGCGACGGTCATCGACAGGCGGAAGTGGGTGAAGTTGTTGGCGATATCGAGATCGTCGGCGCCGAACGAAATCGTGGCCTGCTTGTTGGAATCGGACCCGGCCTCGGTCAGCTGGGTGATGGCCGCGCCGGACAGGTCCTTCGCGCCGGTGCCGCTGGAATCGGTGGCCTGTTCGATCTTGGCATCCAGCGTCGCGCTGGTGCCGAGATCGCCGGCCATAACGATCGCCATGAAACTCTGAAAGTTCTTGGCGGAGATCCAGCCGGTGGTGACGGTTCCTGCGGCGTAGGCATCCGGATCGATGGCGCCGAGGAGCGCATCGCGATGCGCCATGGGTACGGTTTTCTGGGTCATGTCTCAGTCTCCGAAACAGAAAGGAAAGCGCGCGGGACAGAACGCCCCGCGCAGGTACCGGCCTCAGACCGGCGTCAGGATCAGGCCCGCTCAGCCAGCGCGACGAAGTGCGACTTGGTGGCGGACCCGTTGGCCGGGCTCACCGGCGCCGACAGATGCGGCTGACCGCCAAAGCGGAAGGTCCACCGGAACGCCTCGATCGCGTAGTCGAAGTAAAGGTGCATCGACTGCGCGAATTTCGGCCCGGCCTCGCGGCGCAGCGCGTGGTAGCCCTTCGGCGAGATCAGCTGCAGGTCGCCAAGATCGCCCAGCGTCTTGGCGTGCTCGCTGAACCGAACCGGGTAGCCCATCAGCATGCCGCCGGGCGCGTCCATCAGGCCGTTCGGCGGCATCCAGATCGGCTTGTCGCCGATGGTCATGGTCGCAAGCTGCGGGATGGTGTCGCGGTTGGTCAGCCAGAACGGGCTGTCGCCGGGAAGAACCAGCAGCCGCGAATACATCTTCAGCACGTTTGCCGCCAGCAGCGTGTCGGCCGACTGGCTGCCCTCTTTCGGGACCGTGACCAGCGCATTGGATTCCATCCAGCCCAGCGGGCGGCCCACACCGCTGCCGTAGACCATCGCGTTGTTCTTCTTCCACGCGATTGCCTGGCCCGCCTTGCGGGTCATCCGCGACTGCATGAGCGGCGCATCCTCCATCAGCTCGTCTGTGCACAGAACAAATGCGTAGCACTCATGGAGCGGCAGACTGCGCGGGTCAGTGACCAGCTTCGAGGGAGACATCTGCTTGCCCTCGCTGCGCCAGCTTGCCTGCACGCCGCTGGACCCCCAGGGCGTGGTCTCGTCGGCAATCGACTTCACCTCGCGCTTGGACGTGGGCTCTTCGTCGACCAGCGGACCGAACTCATCCAGATCCGCGACGACCTCGAAAATGCCGTCGCTGAACTCGGACGGCACCATGTACCCCTCGCCGCTCGATGCGCCGCCCTCATGCACATTGGTCGGCGCACCGAACAAGCGGCGGTCGACATTGCCGCTAACCTGCGCATTGCGGACGGCATGCGCAAATTCGCCGAGGCTCTTGAAGCCGCCGGTGGTTTCCGGGTTCGGATCGTGCACCGCGTTGCGCCCGCCACCGGGGGTGGTCACGACGGCCTCCATGGTCCGGCGCTGTTCGGCCAGCTTTTCGATACCGGCGATCTCGGCGTTGGTGGCCTCGATATTCGCCACGATGCTGTCGTAACGGTCCTGTTCCTCGGCCGTCATTTCGCGACCTTCGTTTTCGGCCGCATCGACCAGTTTGATGCCATCCGCCTTAAGGTCGGCCAGCTTATTCTTCAGCTCCGCGAGCTTTTTCATGGGTCCCTCCATCATGCCGGGAACACGCCATCCCTTGACGATGCGCCCGGCGCGCATCGCTTTGGTGACCTTCAGGTCGTGGTTCGATTGATCAGAGCAGGTTCATCCTCTGCCGCGCCAGGCTGGCATTGCGGCGGCCGCGGCCCGTCTTGCCGCCGCGCGCGAGCCGCTGGATCGTCTCATCCAGCGTTGCGACACGATCGGCCATACCGAGGCGGACAGCCTCCTGGGCCCCGTAGGCGCGACCGCCGCCCATATGCCGCTCAGATGTTTCAGGATCAGCCCGGACAACCGACACCGGAACGCCGCGCGCCTTGGCGACATCCTTGGTGAAGGCCTCGTAGGCCGACCGCACATCCGCCTGCAGGGCCTTGCGCGCCGCGTCGTCCAGCGGCTCGAACGGGTTGCCCTCGACTTTCCGCGCCCCCTCGAAAATGAAGGTTGGGGCAATGCCCTGCGCCTGCAGCGCGGCACTGACATCCCGGTGCAACATGTAGACACCGATGGAGCCGACCGTTCCGGACGGCGTCACCACCAGCTCATCCGCCGCGCTCGCGATCCAGTATGCCGCGCTGGCGGCAAGCGTATTCGCCACCGCGACGATCGGACGATCTGCCCGCCGCGCCGCCCGGATCATCGCCGCCGTTTCCGGCACCAGGTCGATCTGCCCGCCCGGGCTGTCGATCTCGATGACGATGGCCGACGTGCCGCTGTCTTCCGCGGCCTGGCGAAACGCGCGCTGGAAGGCAACCAGGTTCGCCGCCCCGGGACCACTGATATCCGCCATCATGTTTCCACGCGGCAGGATGGTTCCCATCAGGCGCAGGACGCGAATGGTTTTCTGACCGGCGCTGACCTCACCTGAGATCTCCGCTTTCGGTCGCTCATCGAAGGCGGGCTCGGCGCGGGGCCCCATCCGTGCCCTCAGTGCGATGGCCGACACGATGGCCTCGGCCTTCTGGGGCTCGATCAGCCAGACCCCCTGCCCGGCTGCCCGCAGCAGCCGTTCGATTTCATGCGGCATTTTTCACCACCTCCAGTTTCGGACGACCGCCGTTGCGCGCCACGCTGTGGCGCAGAAACGCGATCGCGGCCTCTGTACTCTGCCCGCTGTCGCGCGGACTCCCGGCCGGCGCCATGTTCAGCGGTTCGATAAACCTGTCTCCGGCCGTCCCGATTCCGTTCATGTTCTCCAGCCGCCGAATCTCGTTGACGCTCAGCCAGCCCCATTGACGCGCCAGGGAATAGGCCTCGTAGCGCGCCTTGATGTCCCCGCGCAGAAGGCTGGCCACATTGAACTCGAAATATTCCCCGGGCATGAGGAACGTCTTGTCGGCGCTGCGCTCGATCAGCTCCAGCCATGGCCCCAGCGTGTCGGTCACGAACTCCAGCGCCTGCTGTTCGATATTGCTGAACGTCGCCTTGTCGAGGATGCCAACCTTGTGCGGCGGCACCCGCCACAGCCTGGCGATGTCCGACCACAGTTCCTTGCGCGTCTCCAGGAACTGCGACTGCTCGTTCGTGGCGCCGAGCTGCTGGATATCCATGCCGTACTCCAGAACCCCGGGCTTGCCGCGGTTGCGGCCGCCGAACCATCGCTGCCAGGCGTTCAGGAAATTCCGCTTCGACTCCTCCCCGTCGAAATGACCGGAATGCTTGAACACGAACGGCGGCGTGGCGTCGTTCTCGAAGAACCGCGCGCCGTAGGCCTGCAACGCCAGCGCCGCCCCGATCGCCTCGCGCCCGTCGTGCAGGATCGCGGAATTGCCCGTGACACCGTCGACATGCGGCGGAACCGCGATGAACCAGACCTCATCCTCCAGCAGCACGCGCTCCGGCCGTCCCGGTTCGCGCACCCGGAACCTGCGGCTCCGGTCGGACAGCAGCTCGACGGAATAATTGCGGCGCTCGATGCGCCACATCTGTTCCCTCGGCGTATCCTGGTCGATGCGCTCTGCCAGGTACTGCCCCTCGGCGGCCAGGTCGTCGACCATGTTCGCGAAAAAGTCGAACGACGTATCGCGCGGGTTCGGGTTGCCGAACAACCGCGCGACGGGGTGGTTGCGCACCCTGTGCCGGTCATCCCGGGCGTCACGCTCGAACACGCCAAACGACAGCCCGGCCACGGAATCCATCAGCGTCTTGATGCTCGCCCGCACCACCGGCAGCTTGCGGGCGGCGTCGACGGTCACGTGCACGCCTGATTTCGTCGGCACGCCGACAGGCTGAAACCAGAAATCGTCGCTTGCATCGCGGTCTCGCGGCGCGGGCGTTTCCGCCCGCTTTGATCCCCGCAGGAAATCGAACATCGTTTCAGCCCACCATGTAGTCGTTCGGAATGCTCAGCGCTGCGGCGCGCGCCGCCGCCGGGTTCATGTCCATCAGCATCGCCGCGTTGAACATCGCGATCAGCGGGTCGATCTTGCCGACCCCGGAGCGCGCCTTCGTGATCAGCACGTTGTTACCCTTCGCCTCGGCTTTGGCATTGCCAAGAACCCAGGTCATGATCGGCTGGCCGCCGTGCTCGAACGTGCCATCCATCAGCCGCCGCTCCAGCCCCTTGATCGTGCCGCTCAGCCAGCCGCCCTGCCGGACGCCGTAGATGAACTCCAGCGGATAGCCGCGCTCCAGCAGCTCATCCACCAGCGCCGCAACGCCCCATGGGTCCAGCCCGAAGGCCGACGTATCCGGGAACAGGTTGGCCGCCTGAACGCGGTCGCAAAGGTCGACGATATCGCGCACATGCGCTGTCGGCTCCTCGTCGATCACCAGGTCGCCTGACGCCTCCAGGTCGCGCAGCTTCGGCGCGATTTCCTGCCGGCGCTCCAGCACATCCGGAATACACCAGGCCCGCGTCCAGCTCAGCCAGCGGCGCGTCTGCGCACAGCGCCCGATCAGGTGAAGCGACGCAAGGTCGTCGGCGCCGCCCATGTCTCCGCCTGCCACCACCACCTCGGACCGCTCCAGCAGCGTATCGAGGTCCAGCCCGCCGGTTTCCCGCTTCGGCCAGTAATCGGCTCCGACCCAGCGCTCGGAATGCAGGCCGAGACCGATCTCGATGTTCAGATGCTGGCTGACCCAGATCTGCTCTGCCTCCGGCGATGCGCTGCCGTTGTTCTCGTATTCCGCCTCCAGCCGCGCCCGGCTGATGGATCGATCTAGGTTCGGCAGCACCAGGTGCCAGTTGTCCCGGTTGCGCCAGAACGCCTCGTCCTTCTGCAGATCCTGCGGGAACTCGTAGAGAACCGGCAACATGATCGGTGCCGATCCGCCACGGCCGTCCCGGATGGCGCGGGCCTTCTTCAGCTCCTCTTTCCAGATCCCGGTCGGCTCCCGGTCGGACTGGGTGGTGATCATCATCACCTGACCGCCTGTCATGGTGATGCCGCCGCCACGGATCTGCTGCATGACCGAGGCCGCCTGTTTCTTTTTCCCCAGCTCGTGCAGCTCGTCGATGATCGTCAGCACCGGGATTTCCCCGGTGACGATAGAGGTGTCGAACGTCTTGACGTGCAGCTGCGACCCAGAATTTCGAACTGTGATTTGACGGGAGTAGTCTTGGATGTGAAACACCTTTGCTAAGATCTCATCCAAACGGATCATGTCGCTTGCCTGCTTGAAACACCTTGCACTGATGTTCTGGCTCGGCCCGATCAGCAGCATCTGCGCCCGCGGCGTTTCCTCAAGGTAGAGGGCGGTCAGCGCCAGCGCCGCGACATAGGTCGACTTCGAGCTTTTCTTCGGGACCATGCACAGGCATTCCCACACCAGCCGCGCGCCGGTCTCGGGATCCTCGCTGGCAAGAAAGGCCACCAGCACGTCGCGGAACCAGTCGCCGCAGGCTTCTTTCAGCGGCGGGTTACCGGCCACGTCCGGCAGCCGCAGCCGGTTGAAGAACGCCAGCGCCTTGGCCGCCCGCTTCTCGTTGAACGGGACATCTGCCATCGGCGTCTCGCCGCGCTGAATCCGCTCCCACCAGTCCGGGCATGCGAACATCGGCAGGTGTTCAGTGCGGGCCATGCTCGCCTCCAAGGCCCAGCTCGCGTTCCAGCGCCTCCTCTGCCTCCTGCGCAGCGCCGGCGTCGATCTCCTTCTTGCCCTTCGGCTTGGGCTTGTCCCCCTGTTTCGCGGCGCTATCCAGGAATGCGGATGCGTTCATCTGATCGTTTTTCTCGATCATCCGGTTCAGCTCGCGCATCGCGCCGACGTTTCCCTTTTCGACCTGGGCGGCCAGTTTCTGGAACTGCCATGCGACCAGTCGATCGCGCTGCATGTCGCGCGTCTTCAGGATCGAAAAATAATGCTTGTTCAGCGTTGGAACAGAAATGTGGCAGGCATTTGCGATCCGTTCCTTGCCCCACCCAAGAGCAAGTAACATCATGATTTTGTTGGCATTTTCCTGCGAGTACCGATGCGCCGGCCGCCCCCGTCGGCCAGACGGATGACGAACCGGGTCACCGAACAGGTCCAGATCGCCCATCCGATTTTCTCCCGTCAAAAAAAATTCTCCAAGTGGCTGTCCCGCGCCGGTCCCTGCAACCCTCCTTCTGGAGATTTGCACCCCCCCCCCTTCAGCGCCCGGACACAACCTCATCCCTCGGATCGCTGCTGTAGTCGCGCCACCACCGACTGATTGCAGACCTGGTCCCGTCGCCACGCCCCGCAGGCATCCGCGCCAGGCTATCGCCCACACTATCCGGCGCGACCACCACCACCTCCGACACCCCGAGCGCCCGGCGCCACCAGTCCCGCACCTCCGCCTTCGGCTCCGAAACGATGAACCAGACCCGGGGCCAGTCCGCCCGCCGGCCCAGCTGCGCCAGCACGGCGTTCCGCGCCCGCAACGCCGGGCCAAGCCAGCGTCGACGATCCCACCCGTGCAGGTCCTGCCCGGACAGCATCGACGCGATCTCATCCAGATCCAGCACCAGATCGCCCGGTACGCGCCGCGACCGCACCAACGTCGACTTGCCAGCACATGGCGGCCCGGCCACCAGAACGACCGGAACCAGCGACCGACCGATCCACTCCGGATGCGTCTGAGCCGCGCCACTCGACTGCGCCGCGCGCTCGATCGCCTGCTTGACGCTGTCGTGCCACAGCTTGCTGACGGACTGGCAGTTGCCGGGATCAAAGAACCGCGCACGGTCCCCGCGATGCGGCCGCCGATGGTCGACCACCGGCGCATTCGGCGCCCGGCCACGCCCGACCAGAGGCACCCCGGTCTGACAGCAGGTCATGCCGTCGCGGATCAGAACCTGATCGCGCAACAGCGACCACGCCTTCGTCTTGTACCACCGCCGCCAGTCCTGCTCCGCCCGGCGCACCGCATCGTGCCGCCGCGCATCCGCAACCGAATTGTCGATGCGCGGCTTGCCCGCACCCACCTTCGGGCGAACCGTCGTCAGTCGTGCCATGCGATCTCCGATCAGCACCAGCCCGCCCGGGGAGGAGGAGAGGACGGGCCGGCGCCTAACGTCGCCCCCGCGACGCGTCCGAATTGGTTGCCGGGGCAGGACTTGAACCTGCGACCTGCGGGTTATGAGCCCGCCGAGCTACCATCTGCTCCACCCGGACAAAAGAAAGGCCCGGCAGGGATGATACCTCCGGGCACATTGCAGGCGTGTCACTCTCGGCGTTTTCTGAACCTGGGTTCTGAACCGGAGCCCGCCGCCCACCCGCACGGGCCACGGTCTGCTTTGGCAGAGGGGGTCACCGGCATAGGGCTATTGGGACGCGACGGTAACCGCTGCCGCGCCGATCTGTCAACCTGTCTTGCGCAACGGAACCAGATCGCCGGTCGACGCCTCGACGCTTGTCTCGCGTCCGAACAGGCTGAACCGCACCATCGCACCGCCGCTGGCCCGAAGTTCCACCACCTCGCAGGTGAACCCGGAGAACGGCCCGCTGCGGAACAGCGCGCTATCCCCCTCTCCCACCAGACGCTGCCGGCGGCGGCGTGCCCGCTCTGCCTTGCGCGCGGCGTCCGCTTCGGCGTCCACCTTGCGCATCTGGTGGATGGCGCGCAGCTTCTTCGGTTCCAGCGCGCCCCATGTGCCATCGGACCGGCACAGCGCGCCGGTGATGAACGGGCCGCTGGTGACCGCATGCACCACCGGATCTCCGGGGAAGCGCGCAAAGACATACCCTGGCAGATAGCGGCGCTGATATTCCCGCATCGCGCCGAACCGTTTCGCCTTGCGCGTCAGCACCGGGTGGAAGGCGTAGACCCCCCGCAACCGCAGCCATGCCTCCGCCTGATCCTCTCGCTGCGGCACGACACGCAGCGCGTACCAGTATGGCTTGCCGCGCCGAAAGATCGGTGACCTGTCGGCGCCCTGCCCGTCCTTGCAGTAGCGCGCCTCGATGTCCCTGACCAGTTGTTCCATCCCGTTCATGCCCGTTCCCCTCACTCCAAGATTTAGCGTCGCCAACATTCCAACCCACAACATCCTGATTTCATGCGGGAAGGTAGGGAGGATAGCCGTTCCGCAATCGCGCTATCCTCCCGCTGTTTCTCAAACATCAACCAATTGGTTTCATTCGAACTTTTCGATCCAAAGGGAAGGAAGGGAGGATAGGGAGGCATTTTGTAGTGTTTTTTAAGATTTCCTGTTCCACCCATTTTACCGCCATCCCAATGTCGCGCGCGCGCATACGCGTAGGTCAGATTTTGCCTCCCCAGCCTCCCCACCCTCCCGCAGCGACGCGCAAGCCTCTGTGTCACAACAGTTTTCCCCCTGACCCCGTAAATGCGCTATCTTCCCGCCGCATCGCTCTACCTTCCCTAGCCTCCCGTGAAATCTGTATCGGGGTACGGGGCATCGCCTGACTGCGCCGCCAGCGGCTTGCCCGAGCTGTCCTTCGGCGCGTCGTCGAACCGCCGCCTGAAGGCATCCGTGAACCGCAGCCCGACATATTGCGATATGCTGGCCTTACCCTTGGCGAACTGCTTTCCCGTCTCAGGATGCCGCCATGCGCGCGCCTTGGCCGATAGCTGGCGGGAGAACGTCGTCGGCTTCCACGGGCTCATTCCCCGCTCCATCATGTGCAGCGTGAAGGCATCTCCGAGGACCTTGGAGGTGATCACGTCTCCCGGATCTCCGGTGATGACGCAGCAGGCGGTGAGGAACATCCCGATCGGGTCGCTTTCGTCGCGATACTCTCGGGTGGCCTCTGTCACCGCCGCCGGCGGCGCGAGCCCGCCCTCCAGCACCTCCATCAGCCCCTCGATCAGCCAGTTCAGAATGCCGGCCCGCTCCGCGAACAGCTTGTCGACCAGCTCCGGGTCGCGCTCCGCCTCGGGGATCTGCACGTCGAAGGGCACCAGCAGAACCCGCCGCCAGATACCGTCGTCGGTCCCGCGTATCTCGGGCTTGTGGTTGCCGGACATGGTCAGCTTGAAGATCGGCCGCACCTCGACAAAGTCGGAGTGCAGGGCACGCACCTGCAATGGCTCGCCGCCGGTCAGTTCCTTGATCAGCCCCTCCTGCAGGCGCTGGCCTTCGTCCGGCTCCGAGGTGCGCACCATCCGCGCGCCCATCAGCGGGATCAGGTCCGGCGTGGCATCGCCGCCGCCGCGCCGGTTCGAACCGGTCAGGCTTTCGATCCGCGCGGTCGCGGCATAGCCGCCCATGATCCTGGCAATGGTGTCGACCAGCACGGATTTGCCGTTGGCGCCGGCGCCGTACAGGAACACCAGCCGCTGCATCGGCAGGCCGGACATGCTGAGGCCGAACCACCGTTTCAGGAACTCGCGGATCTCGCGGTCCGGCTGGATCCGCTCCAGGAACGCGTCGAAGGCGTCGTGGCCGGCATCCGGATCGTATCCGGCGCCCATGATCTTGGTCAGGCGCTGCTCGCGCCGGTGGGGTTCCGGGGCGATGTCGCAGACCCGGCCGCCGCCGTCGGCGCTGGCATCCGTCACCGCGAAGCGCAACACGTGCGACTCCGTGTTGACCACCAGCGGTTCGGCGTCGAGATCGTCAAAGGCGACGGCCAGCTCGACCCCTGCCTCCTTCATCGCGTTGTCGATGCGGGCGGAATTGCCCGTGGTATTGGCAAAGCTGCGGTGGCGCGAGCGGCGGTCCCTGAGCCGTTTTTCGACTTCCGAAATCGCGTCGGACCGCTGCTGCAGGCCCGCAACCTCCCGGGCCTGCTCCTCCGACCTGTCCCCCTTGGGGATCGCCAGCAGCTCCCGCAACCTGCTGGACACGTCCGCCCGGTCGGCCATCGCCGCCTGCTCCGCTTGCGTCATCGGCAGGTGCGGGATCTCGCGCAGGATGAGGTCTGACAGGCGCTGCGCCTGCCGGCGCACGGCAAGCTGATCTTCGTCCTTGCGCCAATGCGACCCGGACCATGCGAACCACCCGACCCGCGGAACCGACATCACGTCGTCCCCGAAGTGGGTGACGAACCGCTGGCCGTTGCCGTGGTCGTTGAGCGGCTGCTGCGCGGCCCGGCACAGCCGCTCCACCATGTCCTCCGGAGCGTCGGACGGCGGCCCGCCCGGCTGTTCCGGAGAATGGTCCGGCGGCCCGTCCGCGGTCACCGGGTCCAGCCCGGCAAAGGGGTCGTCGTCGTACTCGCTCATGCCGCGCTCCGGAACCGCCCAGACGGGTCGACCTTGGCCAGGAACCTGCGGCGGTCGCCGTCGTCCATGCTCTCCCAGAGCGCCACCAGGATGCGCTTGCGCGCTGCGGCGGCGAAATGCGTGGTCTCCATCCGCCGCAGACCGGCGCCGACGTAGGCCTCCAGCTCGCGCGGGGTGGCGATATCAGCCCAGAAGTCCGCGTCTTCCCGCAGCGCTCCGAATCCGGCCTGGTCCGGCATGCCGCCGCCTACCTCCTCCAGCCATTTGCACAGCAGCGCCGCCACCGGCCCGGCCTCCTCCCGGCTGACCGACATCAGCAGCGCGGCCATGTGGCCCAGCAGCGCATCGAGCTGCGCTTCGGCGGAAAACCGATCGAGGCCTGCGCGCAGTGCCGCGGCCTCCTGCTCCATCGTTTCCTGTGTCGCATCGCTCAATCTGGTCACAGCTGCACCCCCAACTCCCGTGCGCGTGCGGCCAGCGCCGCCCGCTCTCCATCGAAATCCGGGCGCGGATCGTAGCGCCGCGCCATTTTCCAGCCGCGCAGCTCCTCCTGCGTCAGCCCGGCGATCAGCCGCAGCTTGGCCTCGCGCATGGCCGCCGACATCACGCGGAGCGCCGGCGCGCCGACCGGCTGAAACCCCTTCGGTACCGGACGGACGCTCATGACGTGCTCCGGTCCTTGCAGGGGACTTCCGACAGGTCATCAAACCCATCCGCGCAATAGCGCGCCAGGCGCGACAGGGCCGCCCGGGTGGCCCTGTCCTGCACATCGCAGATCGATGCCAGCACGACCAAGTATGGCGACAGGCCGTTGGCCTCCGCTCTCTCGGCATGCGTTGACGGCGCACCGCCCCCGCGCGCCGTGACCTCTCCCGTGTCGTCGTCCACGATGGTGCAGCGGCGCTCTACGACACCCGGCACGGTTAAGACCGCACGCGGCGCGTTCGGATCGTCGAGCGGCGGATCTGCGGCGGGCGGAGGGTCGTCCGGCAGATCCACCCGCCCCTCGTACTGCCCGGTGTGGTCGTCCACCGCCTCGCCCTCCGGCGCGGCCGTTTGCGGCGGGTCGATCTTCTGGTGCGGGGCGAAGGCGAGCGACAGGTATCCGCTGTCCTCGACACCCGACACCACGTCGAACCCCAGCGCCTCGATCTGCGCGACGGCGTACTCAAAAATGTGAACCGCCTGTTCGCGCGCCTTGGTCTGCGCCCTCTCCCGGGCGTGGCGCGCCCGGATGTCCGCTATCGTCGTCACAGCAATGCCTCCTGTATTTGCGGCGCCGGCTGGATGCCGAGCGCGCCCGCCTGGGCCACCGCCTTGCGCACCCGCGCCACCGCCATGTCGAAATAGTCCGGGTTGATCTCGATCCCGATCGCGCGGCGGCCGGTCAGCACCGCCGCCACCAGCGTGGCGCCGCTGCCCGCGAAGGGGTCGAGCACCAGATCGCCCGGCCCGGTGAAGTCGAACAGGATGTTGCGCATCAGCCGCCACGGCTTTTCCGTCGGGTGGCCGCCGTGCCGGTCGCGCGGGTTGACCAGCTCGGAATAGAAGCCGCGCTTGCCGCCCCCGTTCCAGCGCGCGTATCCGGTGCCGCACCAGGCGGCGACGAACATCTCGCCCCAGGCGGCCGGCCCCTGCCCGTTGAACTGCGGCGCGCCGTCCGGCTTGTGCCAGGCGCAGGCGCGCTTGTAGCGGATCCCCTTGGCCGGGTTGATCGCATCGGCCCAGCGGCCTACCCCCTCAGCCGTGCAGAAGGCGATCAGCCACCCCCGGCAGAGCGGCACGACCTGCGCCACGAAGTCGGTGCGGTAGGCGTCGATGCCGTCGAAATCCAGCCCGCGCAGCTCCGCTCCACCGTCAGCCCGCAGCGCGCGACCGGAGTTCTTGGCGTCGTGCAACGACTGCTCATAGGGCGGGTCGCAGATCACCTGATCGACGGGGTCGAGGTCCGCCAGAACAGCGCGGCAATCGCTGCGGATCAGCCGCACCGGCCCGATGGTGATGTCGGCGGCGGTCATGCCATTCCCCGCAAAAAGCCCCCGGCGGCCGGAGCGCGCCGGGGGAAGTCCAACAGGGAGGTAGGGTGGATCACCCGCCGCCCGCGGGGTCTGGAAAAACGGCCGGCGCCAACAGCGGGCACCCCGCCGGCCTTGGGTGAGCTCGGTCGGAAATGCGCCCCCAGAACGCATACCGATCCCGCTGAGGTTTCGTGAATGGTCATACCGGAACCTCCTCAAGAGGCTGCGGATTTTCGGCGATCCGGCGCAGGCGATCGACAGCTTCGCAGCTGCTGCGCGGCTTGCGGATGCGGTAGTGCGTGATCTTCCCGCATACCCAAAGACGGCCCCAGAAAAGCACGGGCTGTCCGAAATTCCCATGCCACCACGACGGGTGGTCTACCATCGGATTCACAGCCTCCTCCGAAGTACCATCGGACCGAACGTGACGGACCTTTGCGACCTCGCCAGCCTTCAGAGGACATCCACGCCCGTCATGCTCGATCCACGGCCCCCAATCCTCGCTCATCGCATCCTCCACCAGATCTGCGCCGCCACGAACGCGGCCAGCATCGCCGCCTGGACGCCGACCAGCCGCCAGGCAAACCGGCGGTCCCGCCGTGCGGCGGCGCGCTTTTCCGCCGCATCGGCATTCAACGCCTGCGCCGCCAGCCGCTCTCCCCGGGCCTTGATGGCCGCCTTGATCGTCGCGTCCTGACTGGCGGCGACGACCTGCGCCTCGGCCTGAACCTCATTGGCCCGGTCCAGCGCTGTTGCGATGTCCCGCAAAGCCTGCGGCGTCAGATGGATCAGCTGACCAGCATCCGCGAGGGTGAACAGTTGTCTGGAGACTGCGCCGAGATCGCTCATGCCCGCACCTCGCGCCAGAGCGGCAGAAGGCGCTGCAGCGGCAGCCCGTCCTCTGGCCGCGCCAGCGCGCTCAGGTCGGCATAGCTTTCGGCCCGCACCAGCCCCACGGCCAGCGCCGAGGCGTCCCGCGCCGCGAT